CAATACAAGCATCTGATGGTCAAAATATTATAAGTCAAGTAGGTGCAACAATAACTTTAGGTGCAACCGGTGACAATATCGTTTTAGCGGGTGGCGCAACGCAATCAGGTTTTGGTAGAACGGGGACAGTGGATTGGCAGACAGGTTCAATTAAAACAAGCACATTCACAGCCGCAAATGGCGAAGGTTATTTTGCAAACACATCAGGTGGTGCTTTTACAATGAACTTACCAGCAGGTGTCGCTGGAGCAATAGTTTCAGTTGTAGATTACACAAATACTTTTCAAACAAATGCTTTAACAATCGCACCAAACGGATCAGAAAAAATTGGAGGAATTGCAGCTCCAAATACTTTAAGCACAGAGGGTCAATCAATAACTTTAGTTTATATAGATGGAACAGAAGGTTGGAAAAATGTTCACGATTCAACATCAAATGTAACAGGTAATCCTAATTTAGTAGCTTCAGTTTCAGGAAGTGGAAATACTTTAGCAACTGCTCCAGATTGTGCTAATGTTAAAATTGCAACTTTTACAGGACCAGGTAGTTTTACAGTTGCAAGTGCTTCACAGTGTGCAGCTAACAATGTCGTTTCGTATTTAATAGTTGGTGGAGGTGGTTCATCTGGAGCTTGTGGTGGTAACGGATCAGGTGGTGGTGGAGCAGGTGGATTTAGAGAAGTTAAAAGTCCTACTACTCCATATACGGCAAGTCCTTTAGACGGTTATCCTACTGCGCCAAACAGAGTAACAGTTACGGCACAAGCTTATGCAGTAGTAGTTGGAGGCGGTGGAGCTGGTTACCCTGGTTCCAGAAGTGCTGGTTCAAATTCAAGTTTTGGAGGAATTACATCTGCTGGTGGTGGAGCTGGTGCGGCTAGTGGTACTAGAGCAAATATTGATGGAGGTTCTGGTGGTGGTGGAAGATTTGATTGTGGCCCTTTTGCAGGTGGATCAGGTAATACACCTCCCGTTAGTCCGTCTCAAGGAAATAATGGTGGAACAGGACAACCTCAACCAGGAGCCGGTAGAGGTGGAGGCGGTGGTGGAGCCGGTGCTGTTGGAGCTAATATTTGTGGTACTGCAGCTGGAGCTGGTGGAAATGGTGTAGCAAGTTCAATCACATCTTCTTCTGTTACAAGAGCAGGTGGTGGAGGCGGTGCTGCTGAAAACGGACCTACAGGACCTGGTGGAGCTGGTGGAGCTGGAGGTTCTGGAGGAGGTGGTAACGGAGTTAATGATGCTGGATGTAATGGAGGAACAAACCTTGGAGGAGGTGGTGGAGCTGACAGAGGAGCCGGTGGTTCAGGTATAGTAGTAATAAGGTACAAATTTCAATAGGTAAAAATTATGAGTGAAATAAAAGTAAATAAAATTAGTCCACGATCCGGAACAACTGTCACCCTAGGTGATAGTGGCGATACGTTCACAATCCCTTCAGGTGCAACAATTAATAACCAAGGTACAGCAGTAAACTTTGGTGCAACAGGTTCAGCGTCTTGGGTAACAACAGTTAAGACATCAACTTTCACAGCGGTTGCTGGTGAAGGTTATTTTGTAAATACAACAGGTGGGGTAGTATCAGTTAATTTACCAGCAGGTGTTGCTGGAGCAGTTGTTGCAATAAAAGATTACGCAGGAACTTTTGATACAAATAAAGTTACATTAGTTCAAAATGGTTCAGATAAAATTGGTGGTTCAACAATTAATGCAACTTTAGATGTAGAGGGTATTGCTGTTACATTAGTATTTATAGATTCAACACAAGGTTGGTTAGTAACAGATTCAGGTTTACAAGACGAAGCACCAACAGCACAATATATAGCAGCAACAGGTGGAACAGTCACTTGTTCAGGAAATTTTAGAATTCATACATTTACAGGACCTGGAACTTTTTGTGTTTCAAATGTAGGAAATGTAGCAGGATCAAACACAGTAGATTATATGGTAGCAGCCGGTGGTGGTGGCGGTAGCGTAGGTGGTGGAGGTGGAGGTGGTTTTAGAGAATCTCCAGGAACAGCTTCCGGATCATATACAGTTTCACCTTTAGGTGCTTCACCCGCAGTAGCTTTACCTGTTTCTGGTGGTCCTTTTCCAATTGCAGTTGGTGCAGGAGGTGCAAAATCAGCTTCAGGATCTGCTCGTGCAAGTAATGGATTAGCTTCGCAATTTTCAACTATTACATCAGCAGGTGGTGGTGGTGCTGGTATTTATAATGGTGCGGGTTTCTCAGATTCACAGAGTAAAGGTGGTCCAGGAGGTTCAGGTGGTGGTGGTGGTGCTTTTAATACTCCTAGTAATACCGAGGTAGGTGGAACTGGTAATACACCTCCAACAAATCCTCCTCAAGGAAATACTGGTGGAAATGGAAGTTATGATGCTCCAACCCACACTGCCGGTGGTGGAGGTGGAGGCGCTTCGGCTGTAGGTGCAGCTGCTCCCGCAAATGGATCACCTACAACTAGTGGTGGTGGTGGAACAGGTGGAGCTGGAGCTACAACAAGTATTACAGGATCTGCTATAGCAAGATCAGGTGGTGGTGGTGGTGGAGTAAATACAACAGGAAATACAGGACCTTTTCCAGGTGGAACAGGTGGAGGAGGAGCAGGCATATCTCCCCCAGCACCAGCTGCAACAGCTGGAACAACTAACACAGGTGGTGGTGGAGGTGGTGGTTCACCTGGAAATAGTAAAGGTGCAAATGGTGGTAGTGGTATAGTAGTAATAAGGTACAAATTTCAAAATTAATATGTATTTACTAACATTTAAAATTAATATATAAGGAGAAACATTATGGCACATTTTGCAAAACTAGGAGCTAACAGTAAAGTTATTCAAGTACTTACTTTGAATAATGGTGATATGTTAAACGCTGATGGCGTTGAAGATGAAACAGTAGGACAACAATATTTAGAGACACATAATAATTGGCCTGCACAAATGTGGATTCAAACATCTTACAATACACAAGGTGGCACACACAAAGATGGCGGAACACCTTTAAGAGGAAACTACGCAGGTATAGGTTATACTTGGGACGAAGATGATCAAATCTTCTGGCCTAAAAAACCTTACGCTTCTTGGGTAAAACATAATGCATCAGCTTCTTGGAAATCACCAATCGGTGATGCTCCAGCATTAACTGAAGAACAAGAATCACAAAATACAGCTGATACTCATTCTTGGAGTTATGTTTGGAATGAAGCAAATACAACTTGGGACTTGACAGACAGTAAAGCATAAATTAAAAATGGTGGTGGTATGCAGAGACAAGTATTAACAGAGCAAGCATTATATTTTGGTGATGTAGATATGCCCAAAGATTGGGATATTGACCGAGATAAATTATCAGGTGACATTTTACAATCAGTAATTCAAAACAAAGATTTTCCGTTTTCACGAACTTGGGATATGTTAAATACATATATGAGAGATCACGTTGGTCTTGAGTATGGTGTAAATTTAGTTAACAAAGAAACGTGGGGAAACATTTATAAACCTAGCGAGACTACAATTCCATTATTAAATATTGATCCAGTGGATTTACGTAACTCTCCAGACTTTACATTATTATATGGTGTAAAAGTCAAAGATTGTAATGTTAGAATACATTATGAAGATAACAGACGTAAAGGTAGAAGTTGGGATATAGAACTTAAAAATAATATGTTCATAATGTTTCCATCAACGAATATGTATTACCTAACTAACAATCAAAAAGATTCATTAAACTTTGTACAAACAATAACTTATGAATATATCTAATTACTATTGGCATTTTCCTGCAGCACTCACACCAAAGTTTTGTGATGATGTAATAGCTTATGCAAATTCACAAGAAGAAGTAATGGCTAGAACTGGTGGCTATGGTGATAGAAAATTAAAAAAAGAAGAAATAAAAGATTTAAAAAGAAAAAGAAACTCTGATTTAGTTTGGTTAAATGATACTTGGATATATAAAGAATTACACCCATACGTTCACGAAGCAAATGCAAGAGCTGGTTGGAACTTTGATTGGGAAAGAAGTGAGTCTTGTCAGTTTACAAAATATAAACACAATCAATATTATGATTGGCACTGCGATAGTTGGGAAAAAGCTTATGATAGAGGAGATCCTAATCATCCAGAACACGGCAGAATTCGAAAACTATCTATGACTTGTCAATTAACAGATGGTTCCGAATACACAGGTGGTGAATTAGAATTTGATTTTAGAAACTACGATCCACATATGAGAGATGAAAGTCAACACTTAAGAAGAGCAAAAGAGATTTTACCTAAAGGATCTATTATTGTGTTTCCTTCTT